CTTTCAGATAAACGACCAGTATCTTTATTATAAATAAGACTTGTCGCTACACCTGTCTCTCCACTAAATCTATTTTTTAATACTCTTACTATCATTATGTTGCTTTCAGTTTCAGATTGTTGGTCTCTTTCAAAACCTATTACTGCATCTGATAATTGTGCAAGTGAATGTGAACCTCTTAAATGTGATAAAGATGTTTGAACACCTTCTTCATGTCCTAGATTACCTGAAGGTCTTTTTAAATGTGATACAACAAACATTGCACACTTAACTTCTTCAACAAGTTTTCTTAACTCTGTCATTGTATTATCTATTAGTCTTCTCTCATCTCCATCATGTAATCCTGAGATAACTATAGAGATGTGGTCTAAGATAATAACTTTGCAGTCTAATGATTGAACCATGTATCTTATTCTGTTCATTAGGTCTTCACTGTCACTAGAACCAAAGTGGTCATAGAAACAAATGTTGTCTTTTACTTTATCAAATTCTTCTAATAATTTTTCGTCACTAAAATTTTTTCTAATATCAGGATTATGTATTTGTGCATTTAACCCTACACTGACTATTCCTCTGATACTTCTTTTGACACTTTCTTCTAATGCAATGTAGCCAACCTTGTGACCTTTTAAAATACAGTCATAAGCAATCTCTCTACACATTTGAGATTTACCTGTACCTGAACCACCACACAATAAATTTAATTCACCAAATCTAATACCTTGTAGTTTTTCATTTAGTCCATTCCATTGATAAGGAATACTTTCAACTTCATCATCATTTAATAATAAGTCTTTAGTATCTGCACCTTGAATTATACCTTGTGGTGTGTAGGCTTTAGCTTCCCACATAGCATCAATAATTTTTGAACCTTGACCTTTTTGTAATAAGTCACTTGCATCTTTTTCTTGTAGTTTTGCAATCTTAACTTTTCTTACAGGTAATATATTTGCACATTCAATAGATGCTTTGTTTCCTGCTTCGTCATTGTCAAACATTAAAGTTATAGTCTCAAATTTTGACAACCACTCTAACTCTCTTTTGATATATTTCTTTGCACTTGCAGAACCAGAAGGTACTGATACCACTGGAAAACGACATGATTGCATCTGTGCGACACTCATTGCGTCTAGTTCACCTTCTGTGATAATGATATTTCTACCACCATCTCTCCACAAGTGCTGACCAAAGAGAGCAATATTTGTGGTATCTCCAATCCATATAAATGATTTGTCAGGAAACCTTAAATGCTGTGCTACTTTGTTATACTCTTTGTCAAAGTAATTAGCGATATGGCAACTCTTACCATTGTATGTACCAGTCTCATATTTAAAGACTTTACAGGTTTCACTATTTAATTTTCGTTTGGGTAATGCTTCTGTTATTCCTTCAATCATATTTGTATTTTGTTTCTTTGTGGCAACTTCAGGAAGTTCGCCATGTGTTTTATTATAATCGTGGCAACCAAAACAGTAGGTATGACCCTGACTTTCATCAGAGTTTAGGTAGATAGCTAGGTTGTCTTGACTGCCACAATTTTCGCAAGGTGCATGTCTGATGAAAGTGCTAGAGTTCTCCTGCATCTTTCATTTCCTGTATGTCGCCATCAGTGACAGTGCTGTCTGCGAAACTGTATCCTTCAATGTCTTCGTTTAATAAATATTCTCTGACATTAAAGTTAGGACATGTTTTTCTCTCATCAAGTTCATAATGTCCTACAATTCTTGCTTTAGGATATTTAATTACTAGTTCTTTTAAAACTGTTTTTAAACTATCCCATTGTTCACCTGTAAAATTATCTTCTGGTTGTTTCCAATCATCTTCCATTGCACCACCAACAACACATACTGAAGTTGATACATGGTTATAATTTTTTACATGTGCTTGTAATTCGTCATCATCTCTGCCTTGTTCTACAGTGCCATCTCGTTTGATTACTTTTGCATAACCAATCTTTAACCAACCACGTTCTCTATGCCATCTATCTATTTCTTTAGCACCTATGTTTTGTGAAGGTCTTGTTTGTGAACAATGCACAACAATATATTTAGTTTCTTGTCTTGCCATTTTGTTTTTCCTTTATTTCCTTTAACCATTCATCTGGTATTTCTTTTTTAGTTGATTGTACGCAGTGATATTTAAAACCAAACATCTCACACCATTTGCCATAAGTTGTTTTTGATTTTTTACCAATTTTGTTTTTTGAATTTGAAAATATAAATCTAATATCTAATTTTGGATTTTGTGTTTTTATCAGCTTCATCTTTTTTCTATCTGCTGAATTAAATGCACCTTTAGTTTCTATAATTATATTTGAATTAGAAACTGGAAAGTCAGGTGTATAAGTTCGTTTCTGTTCAGGGCTAGTAAAAGTAATCTTCATGCCTTCATAAACAAACGTACATTTGTTTTTGTTTAAGCAGTTGTAGACAACTTCTTCTAACCCTGATTTGAGGAAAACAGATTTAGAAATCTGAACTCGTTTGAACTTCTGTCTGAACATCTGAGTTAGTTTCGGCTTTATAGCCATCTTCTTTTTCAAAAGGTATATCTGCTTTACCCTCTACAAGTTCTAAAATTTGTATAGCTTTCATTCTAGCTGTGATACCTGCCCCAAATGGTGCATAGTAAGGTACTAGTTCGTAAGCTACTTTGATTTTAGACCCACCCCAAATTTGTTTATCCATTGGGAATGGTTTCTTATCAGCATCAAGTATTTGTGGTCTTTGAGTAAAACTTTCTTTAGTCTTCTTATTGACCCCTGATGCTTTTAGTTTGTAGATGAAAAAGACATTGTCTCCTTCTACGTTGTATCTAGGGTGAGGTGCTTCTTTTACCTTTTTACCTTTATTCTCTGCAATCGCTTGTTTTAGACTGTCTGCCTGTGCATCATCAAATAATTTAATCATGTCTGTAGCGTCTGATTTAGCGACTTTTAAGGTCACCTTATATTCACCATTTTCGTTAAATTTAACGTCTGGTTTATTAAGGTGAGGGTAGATAGCTTCACCCACAACACTAACGTGTGTTTGTAGTTTATTCATAGATATTCTCCTATATGTTAGTCTATCTAATAGTGGCACTTAGTTGCACATGTGCATATACCTAGATACAGAAAAACACAGATTGTTTAACTAAGTCTAAATCAAGGTCTCCCTTTTTAGGCATTTTAGGAAATTTCTTCTGATTTTTCTCAGATAACATAGCATACATTTCATCTGCAAAGTTTTTGAGTACATCTTGCTGATATATCTCACAAAATGCTTCTCTTAATGCTTTACCCATTAAATGACTGTCACTAGCCACACAACCAAAGCTGTCATGTATCATACTAAAGTTATCTACTCCTAACTGCTTGGCTTTTACTACAGCTAACTGAAGACAAGCCCCATCATTTGCATGTATAAAATTAGGACATACTCCTAGACTGGTAGACCTTTTAGATATTTTATTAGTATCATGTGCTACAGAAAGTTTAACTATACTATCACCCATTTGTGTCTTAACTCTTTTACTTTCCTTTTCATAACAAAGCATTTGTATAGGTGCATTTAATGGTGAGTGCCATGTCACTGGTAAGTTTTCACTAGCAACAAGTTTAGCTATATCTTTTAAGAACTTCATTATTTCTTTTGCACCAACAATAATTTCATTGATACTTTCCCATAATATAGGTGTTAGCCAATTAGTTGCTTGGAAGACACCATCTTCTCTGTCTGATATTCTAAATGGTTCTATTGAAACACCCTTCTCATTTAATTGTTTTTTCATGTGGTCTTCAATATATTTTCTACATGAAAATTTAGTTAATGAGTAAGGCAAACACATAACTGGTTTCTTACATAACTTCCTATCTATACCATAGTCTAACCATTTTTTTGCAAGTGGTTCATCTTTCATATCTCTAAGTTTCATAATTAGTTTTTGTGCAACTAAATTATAAACATCACTTGGTTTATTAGATGGAACTAGGTTGGTAGCTTTACCACCAATAGGGTCACGCATCATTGCTGAATAGTGTTGTAGTCCTGAGTTTGAACAATCAGCTTGTATTGGCAATGTAGTTATAAAATCAGGTGAGTAGTTGCTTTTTGCAAAGTCTCTATACTCTACTGCCCACGCAAGAAAGCAATAAGGTTTATCAGCACTTGCCCACCATGTTTCTTCTAATGGATTATTTGCTGAAGCAATTATCTTACTACTATTATCTTGTACCCATTGTTCTCTAATAGGTAATTCTTCTTTGTCTACTTCTCCATACAAGTTAGCACCTGCAATATTGAATGTACTAACACTATCGCCTGTACCCATCTTTTTACCAAACTTAAATTTAAGTAATGCTCTACTGTAATCTGCTGACTGTGGTGAAAGTAGTGCAGGTTTTGGATATATACGAAAGCGAAAATCAAATTGATGTGGGTAAAAAAACCCACCTTTGTTTAATAACAGTTCAGCTTCCTGCATAATTAAACTAACTTGAATAAACTTAGACATAGACTGACCTATTGATTTGTGTACCTGCTGTGCTTCTCGCTTCCATTTAATCAATGCTTCTTTATTTGTTTTTATATCAAATGGTTTTGGTGGTAGTTCAGTTGATTGTGGATTTACAGGTAGCTGACCTAAATTAAAATCATTATCCATACAGGTTTTAATGACATCATATATAGGTTTATTAATTACCCATTCAGTTTCTTGTATAATATTTACACTCTCATAAACCACTGGCATCTCATGTACCCTGTTGTTTAATTCCTCTAAATATCTTCTATTACTTGCTTTTACTAGATTGTAGTGCATTAGCTATCTCCTCTGGTTTATTTTCAAAATTATGTTTCTTGCCATAGTACCCACCAATAAAAGGTGAAGTCCATTTTCTAGGTGGCATAAGCATTGGCAAATACTTAGGAAACAGTGCTTCATTTTTAATATTAAAGTTCTTTATTTCTTTAATAATTTTAGGTGTTGGTTGCACATAAGTCACAGTCTTCATCTTGTTAAGTTTCATATTACCTACCTTAACTAGACCTAGTAGTTCACATAAATGTATCATCTGCACACCTAAATGTAGCCTATGTTCTTTTGTCCAATCATCAAAAGCAAGTTCATGTCTATTCATACAATAAACCCAAACATTCTTTTTATACTGCCATCTATTAGTTTTTTGGGGTACGTTCTTGCCTTCTAATCGCTTGGCTACTTGTTCATACTCCTTCTTTTTCTGGTCTTTGAACATAAGTATTCTAGCTTCAAGCATTAACGCATTACCAATAATTATAGACAGTTTATTCAATGTACAATCAGTAGAAATACCATCAATTACATTCTTCAAAATTATCAAAGAACAAATGTCAAATATACTTTGGTTGTTAGACATCTTTTTAGTCTCTTGGTTAAAAGCAGTTTTAGGCAAACATTGTACTATTTTTTTAATAGCAATATGGTGTGTACCTACTTGACCTGTATCTATCTTTTCTACTTTCAAATGGATTAAACTAGACAGTTTATCTATATATTTTTGTTGTTGGAAAAGACCATACATGGTCGTACTCTCTTGCTTTTTAGTCTTAGCTTCATTTATTAAATGGTTATATCTATCAATACCACCTCTAATCATGTGTTCTTCAAATTCTATTTCTTCCTGTATTTTCTTTGTGTAGTCTTTTGTATCTTTAAATTTACCACCTACACCAACCTTAACTAGTTCAGCTAATTGTTCTTGTAGTAAATTGTTTTGTGTTTCAGACATAATGAGAACATCTCCTTACTTTTTGTATGCACCTGTGTCTTGTTGCATTGGTTCTGTTGCATTTGCTACCAAACCATTGCACAAGTGCATATATTGGGTTTTTAAAAAAAGGTGTTGCTATTAAAGAACAATAATACAGCAGTGCATGTAATTTTTTTGGAAGTAGTTCCTAAGACCAATGTTTTGCTATTAGACCCTATACTACTTCCTTCTTTTTTCATGCAGTGCAACATATCACTCATAATGCAACACCTTGTGCAACTAGATTAACCCAGTAATTGCTTCTGGTAGGCGAGAAAGGATTTGAACCTTCACTTCTTGCGAAACCAGTTCCTAAGACTGGCGTGTCTACCAATTCCACCACTCGCCCACTTTTGTGAATGTAATTAGCAGTATCCATTTATTTAATCAACCCCTTTGAGTTATGACCCATAAGAGAAATAACATTACTATCATTAATACTATTTACAGCTTCCCTTAATGCTTCAGGTGTTTCTTGTGCATAGTATTTTAATACAGTTTCAATACTTATACCTGCAAGTTTAGATATAACTTTAACTGGTGTTTTTGTTTCACATAATCTTGTAATAAATGTGTGCTTGGTAGCATAAGGTGTAAAGTCTTTTATCTCTAATAACTTTCCATACTTTTCAAAAAAAGTTCTCATACTTCTTACAGTCACATTTGGAAATAACTTTCTAGATTTATGTGCTATTGCAGTTTCCCTGTACTTGACACAGATACGATAAGCAATATCGTTTAATGGTAAGTCACCTGACCATTGTTGTGTCTTGTGCCGAAAAAAATTAATAGTTTTATTTTTATAATCAATACAATCAATATTAAATTTAGGGTCATAAAATTCAAATTGTAATCTCATACCTAAACCATTAATTTTAAACTGCATTGCATCAGCATGTTCTTCATCATCATTTGCATAAGCTAAGTCCATAACTCTAGCTTCATCTTCTCTGCTAATTGGTTTCTTGCTTTTACTTTCTATGACATGAAGATTACTCCAACCCATATCTTTAACTCTTAAATCAGGATTAAGTAATTTAGATTGTTCCATCAAACGTCTTGCAATGGCTTCTCTAAAAACTTCTCTTAACACTGACAATCTATGGTTCGTACTTCTTGTATTATATGTTGACAGATTATTACTTGGTCGTTCTTCAATAGTCTTCTGCATGAACTTTACAAAACCATTGTAGTGTTCTGGTGTCTGCATGTCTTCCAATGTAATGTCTGGTGAAAAATAATTTAATATATCTCTCATGTAGATTTTAATGTTAGCTACATTTTTACCACTCTCCCATTGCTTATCAAACGTCATCTGCAAACATTGTGACAATGTACCTTTACTGATTGTCTTCTTACCATTTTTTCTGCTGTGATAATTTGCAGGTACAAGTGCTTCGTTATGTTTTTCTTTTAGCTTGATTGCTTCTGCTAGTGCCTTCTTAAAAGATGTATCACTAGTGTCTTTA